ATAGAGACCGCATCGGCGAACGGGATCTGCACCGACTCTCCAGTTTCTTTGGACACTCCCTCGATCAAGTACTTGGAGGGCTGATTCGTATCAGCCAAGGGCAACTGACCGATCGTCTTGCCATTATCAAAGGCCGTGATGATCGCACGCACCTTATCTTCCTCTGCTGTTGTTAATGACATAATTCTATTATTAAAATGTTAAACAATTATACCTTTCGTATCCGGCTACCGGATAACAACCTCATTACACTACCAGCCTTACGAATAACCGAGGCAGTGACCTCGATGACTATCGTTTGGGCCAACGAGGTGTTATGCGACGGGATAACGTGGATCGTGGCTGTGCCGGTCTTACGGACAGTCAAGTTCCCACGTGGGTCCACATACAATGCGTCACCGGAATAAAACGCTTGCTGAAATATCACGTTAGGAAGGACATAGGCCGGGAACAGACTCACGGCAATCCTCTGGGAGACAGTATTCCCCAATGTCACCCTTTTAACGTATCTCAATTCCATTCTAGTGGGAGCCAATAACGCTTGACTCATCAACGATTGCTCGGCGGCTCTCATCGACGCAATCTGCGCATTACCCTCGGAGATCATAGCCTCGGCCTCCACAGCGGCGGCAAGAGCATCATCGGACGCTTGACCGGCCAAGCCTGCCTGTTTTTTGGCCTCTTGAGCATTGATATTTGCTAAGCCCGCCGCTGATATGGCATTCCTCGTGGCCTCGATGGCCTTATTTGCTTCCTGCAGGGCGGTCTTTGCCGCCTCCGTGGCTTGCGTACCACGGGCTATACATTTCCACCAAGCCGTATCGGTCAAGGCATGGCCTTTATTCTCATCCTTCACGGACAAATAGCAACTATCGTCCGTAGTGATAAAATCAAAGCGATCATATGAAGTACCGGAAGCGTAGGCACCAGCATCAGTGAAAGCGACCTTTCCTAGAAAAATCTTTGTCATAAACTATATGATTTATAATCCAACATTCAAATAAAGCTCACCAGAGATTTGATCGAACTTGATCAAGTTTGGACTCACCTCGTCGTCGAAACTCATATATAGCCCCATGTCGATCTCGTCGATAGAGAACGTGGGATACAAAACACCACCCTTCGCCAAGACTCCCGTGTCAATATATTTCTTCGTGCCCTCGTCCCACTGCCACCAATTACCGTTATCGCCCATCTTAGGGGGATTATCTCCATACTCTTTAGCACGGTTCCCCTGAGTCTTGGCGAAATTTCCTTGCGTATTGGCGTAAGAAGCTTTCTCATTCGCCAATTTCGCCGCATCATTTGCGTTTTTAGTTGCGATCTCGGTATCTTCCTTGATCTTCTCTAACCCATCGTGGGCGGTATTAGCGTTAGCCGCAGCTTTATTGGCTAGATCAGCTGCGGTATTAGCCTTACCGGTTGCGGTATTGGCGTTCCCTGTCGCAGTGATAGCATTCGCCGTGGCCGTATTAGCCTTAGCCGTGGCCGCCTCCGCATTCAACTTAGCCGTATTAGCGTTGTTAGTGGCGGTGATAGCGTTCTTTGTCGCTGCAATAGCATCCTGCGTAGCCTTCACCACATTGTCATAAGCCGTCTTGATAAACTCAAGGCTAACCTTTACGCTCTTGTTTGTCGCATCCACTCCTAGCGTCCACAATCCAACAAAGGACGTAGCCGCCTTTAACTGTGATAATTTTACTTTCTTAATCGGCATAAGTCTTCATATCTATACAAGTTTCACCATCCTCCTCCAACACGATCCACTCACCGTCTTCCGTAGCTAGGATATATTCCGTCTCCCCAATCCGGAAGACAGTAAATACAAACGTCAAGTCAAACTCAAGGACGACCCCATACTTATCCAGCTGCAAGAACTTGCAAGCTGACATTTTTTTATAATACACCGGGTATTCCTCACCCGTATATTCCACATATAGGGTACGAAGGCCCGGTTGTATCAAGTCATTGAAAAAAGCGTCATAGCATCTCCAAAAACGGACGATATCCCTCGCTTGCATCAAGCACTTGAACGTACATTCCTTGCTATTGAACACCAGTTGGTCAACGTCATATATCTGACCGTCATTGATCTCAATCTTACGGAGCAAGTTCTGTTTCACGGTCGGGGATTTAAGCAATTCCTTCCGGCCATCTTTCACAGTGATACCATAATCCCTAAGAGATAACCCGTCAATCTCATAATCACTTCTTGGTATGATCACGCCACAATCCCCGGCCGGAGCGTAATTAACCAATCTCACCGGCTTATCCTTTACTAGCTTTAGGCTAAACCGAGTTGCGTCAAACCAAATCTTATTATCGTTATGCGACGACAGACGCAAGCTCCATTCACGTCCCAATGCCGTAATGTAGAATATATGATAACCGGGCTTACCTATATGATCAATTAAACTACAAGCATCTTCCGCATAAAATGACAGTGTGATTTCACAGGGATTTAAAATGGGTGTCTCAAGGTCAACCTCAATGCCATCCTCTTCCGGCCAGTCATTACTATCAGGATCATCTAACGACGGGAACGTTGCCACCTCATCAAAACCACCCCGGATAAAAACAGCTCTGTATTGGGTGTATATATCTATTCCATCTATGTAACAAGCTCCTTTCATATCACAACATATTTACTCCTTTATCCACAATTATCTCAAGATGTTCACAAACAGCCCCCATCTTCTTATTGATCTCATTCAACTTATCGGTATTTATCTCGATATTCCTCAAGTGCCCGGTTATGACAATCATGTTATCCTTTATGATCTTGACATTCTCGTTTACCATCAAGGTCGAGTTTTTCATTTCCGTAATGGACAGCACTATGCCATCTTGCGCCGCAGTCTGCTCATTTATAGCCGCAACAATATCATTCAAAATGATAGAGACGGCCATCAACCGACCGTTCATTTCCGTTACCGAGTCTTGTGAGACAGATTCTATTCCCTTCTCCACCGCAGAACGAGAGGACTCATCCTGTTGTTTCAAGTCAATTCCGGCATCCTTCAAATAGCCGTTCACAGTACCAAGGATATTCTGCAATAGAGGCAGGTTCTTTTCATAATCCCCTACCAACGTACCCGTACGCTCCGCCACCTGCTTCATCAACTCCGTCTCGGTCAAATCCCCCGAAGCATATTTATCGTATAGGGCGGCGATATCATCATCGAATTTGCCTACAACTTTCTTAAGCACGATCGTCCTCATCATATCAGAGACAATATCCCTAAACGTATCAGACGCATATCCCTTAAATGAGGTAAGAGCATCCTTTCCACTGTCCAACCAATCCCAAAGGCTATCCACGAAGTTCCCGACTAAAGGCTCATACAAGGAACTCACATAATCATGCAGCTGCTCAAGGTACTCATCGTACTTTTCCCTAAGCTCAATAAGGCTTTCCAAGGTCTCTTTCGTCTCACCGACAAGTTTCTCTCCATAATTGTCGATAAGGTCTTGCGCAAGTGTTTTATTGATTAATCCCTTGTCATCAAACAAATCCTCTCCCAGGTTATTTTTCACCCATGAGATAAGATCTTCCGTTTTCTGGGATTTTGCGCCAATGCCGGTACCGAGAAATCCCTTGCTCTTTTTCCTTGTTTCAATTCGGAGATTATCAACGGCTTTTGATATTCCTTCTTTATAGTTTTGTCCAGTCCACTTTTGCCACATCCCAGACCAACCCAAAGGAGAAAGCCAATTCATTATACCGTTTAATCCACCAGTAAGCCAACCACCACCTTTTTCATTTTGATATGTAGCTTGCCCCTCGTTCAGTTTCTCATAATAGGACCTTAAAACCTCATCATGAATCTTCCTGTAATTACCCAGACTATCCAGACCATTGCCTGAGAACCAATCCTCCTCCGCTTGCCTTGCCTCAAGGACAGCGATAGTATATTCGTTGACAGAGTCTTTCAGCCTATTGATTTCCTTGACCTTTTCCGAGTACGCCTCATACTGGCTGTATGCGTCACCGAACAAAGAGCTCAACTGCTGCAATAACTGGATACCGACTGAAATGATTCCCAATATCACAGACGCTTTCTCCACGGCGGACATCTCCTTCGCCGCAGCGCTGGCCAACGTGCTGATACCATCCATGGATAAAGCCGTGAAAGAGGTGATATCACCCATGAAAGATATGATCTGTCCCGACGTTCCACCGATGGAATCACCCACACCTTTCAAGTTCGACCCTAGTTCCTCGACTTGCTCCGAAACGGACTTCTCGGCTTTCCTGTAATTATTGTCAGCCTTTACGGATTTATCCTTCGCCTTATTATATATATCGACGGCCTCCGCTACGCTTAGATACTCGTTCTCAATATCGATAGTACCCGTATCACCATTCAGCTTGGAGCTCTTTATCCCCTTTATGATCTTTCCTCCCGACCGTACATAGTCAAGCTGGCTCTTAGCGTTGGCGAGCTCCTGTCCCACCTCCGCCAATTCCTGTTTCCGGTCCATGAGAATCCTGAACGGGTTCCGGCTCTCCAACTCGTCAAGGATCGACTGGATGGTATTGGTATATTCTCGCAAATCCTCCGGCTTCAACACCTGTGCGGCGGTTTGCTTGGCATCCTCCAATTGCTTCAATAAGGAATTCAATGTCTCAGAGGACGTGTTCTTAAGATTCTCAAAAGCACGTACATATTCGGGGGTTTGCCTCAATTGTTCAAAATCAAGCCCCATCAAAGATTTACCCTTATCCTTGGTCGCCTGCGCAATGGCCCGGTCTATCTTCTCAACCTTTGCGGTATCTCCTCTATCTACGTATTTGCCACGTTCCGCACGTAAGGCCGCGATATCATCGTTGAATTTCTTCTCTATCGCGACCCGTTTATCAGTATAACTCTGGTACTCATCCGTCAACGACTTATATAAAGAGACTTCCGCCTTCTTTCTTGCGTCTGCAGCGGCTTTCTCATAAGCTACAAGGGCATCCTTCTTATCCTGTGGCAAATCCGCCCTTGTTTTTGTCTTAGGCTCAAAAACAAGGCCTTTTTTCTTATAATCCGGATGTTCCTTTTCCCATGCCAACTGCTCGATCTTCTGCTGACTTTTTATATACTCATAGGCACGACGCTCATTCTCCGCTTTGGCTTTCCGGTGATCAAGTTCTATTTGCGCCTGTTGCTTAAGGAACCCCTCTTCCATGGCATCAATCTTAGCCTGGGAGATTTCCAATTCTGCCTGTACGGAAGCCTCCTTCTCACGTTGCGTCTGCTCATTCAATTGGCGTAAGCGTTCCGCACTCTCTACTTTCAAGCGGTTGGCTTCCTCTTGCCTTTTCTCCTTTGAATTAAGCGTCTTACTATCAATCTCAAGATTTTTCTTTAGCTGATCAACAATCTTTTGCTGGTCTTCAATCTCTTTTTTAGTGGCGGTAGAGTTATCTTCTTTCAACTTTTTAAGTTTCTCCTCAGCCTCCGTCAATTCTTTTGTCCATCGCACCTTTCTCTCGGCGACGGTCTCGGCATGCTTACTCTCCTTCTTCTGTACCTCGATCAACGCTTCCCGAGCCCGTGACAGGTTTAATTCGATCTCTATAGATGAGTTTCCCTCATCGACCGCCTTTTGATAACCATCAATAAGCTCCTGTATCTTCTTTGAGGTCATCGACAGGTAATCGACGCTTTCCTTGCCGAATCTCTGATCAATATCGGAGAAAGCGGAAGTCAATGTCTCATTATCCTTTTTCAATGCCTCAATCGCATCCCGGACCGGGTTATCAATCTTCGACAAACGTTCCACCCCATCAGCGCCACGTGTATAAACGTTCTTTGAAAAAGACCTGACAATATCGGCAGCGACATCAGACAAGACACCATTCTTTTGGATATCCTGGACGATCGTTGAATAAAGGGCCGAGGCGTCACGCTCATTCTTCACCTTGCTACGGATAGCCTTCTCTAATTGCTCCAGATGTTTTTTAGAATCCTCCTTATATGTGTCGGACGCAACACCCTTGGCATCGGCTATAGCCCGGTCGATAGCTGATTGCCTAGCCGCCGCACTCACGGCCTCATAAGCCCGGGTGACATTATCCAGCGACTCTATCTCCTCACCAAGCCCACGCAGATATTCGCCATATTTATTAAGTATCGATTTCTTAGCGTCGTCATACTCCTTGGTCCCCCTTTTCGCAGCCTCCAGTTTTCCGAACAAGCGATCGATCTCCGTCTGTTCCATGGTGACCTCGCTATTGAACTCCCGAAAACGGTCATTCAACTTACCCTGCCACTTCTCGGCATCGGTTTGATAAGTTATCAACTTATAGATACCATAAGAAGCCGCCAATATGCCAGCTAACGCAATTGTCCAAACATTAGCTGCAAGAACCGCATTCAATTTTGATGTAGCGGCAGTAAGTAATCCAGTAACCCTAGCTCCAACCGATTTAGCGGCAGTATTGGCAGCAACACCGGCCGTATTCAAACCTGTTTCAAGTGTATTAGCCTTCCGGACAGAGGAATCAATCAAGGCTCTTTTTGAATTTACTTCCCTAGCGGCTGTATTCTTATTGATCTCAGCCGTGTTCAACCTTTCCTCAGCCGTATTCAACGCTGTCTCAGCTTTCTCTATTCCTTTCGTGGAAATAGATGTATCAACAGCCTTGATTTCCGTACGATAAGCGACAACATTTCGTGCGTGTTGAACCTCCTCCGCCTTGGCTATGGCAATTTTCTCGGATATCTTGGCTATCTCCCGGTTTTTTGCGGCTATCCGGGAATCTATAACCGCTGTTTCCTCACCCGCAGAGGCAAGAAGCCATCGCTGGTATTTCATTTCCTCCACACTCGCAATCGCAGTCTGCTTCTGGTCTTGTAATTTCAAGGCCAAGAGAGCCGCCCTGCTTTGCTTCTCGCTCTCCATAGCCATCTTCTTCTCTAGCGCAGTGACTTTCGCCGTATCAGCGTTCTCTTTATCGGCTATAGATGAAGAGCGGGCGGCTTCCAACTCCTCTTTCCTCAACTGGACATTCTTTATGGCTTGCTCACGTAACTCATCAGCCGCCTCCAAACGATCCTTGGCGGCATCAAGCTCCGTATTGGCAACTACAGCCACTTGGGTTAAGCGGTCCATTTCGGTCTTTATCTCGGTCTTTAACGCCTCGATATATTCCTTCGTCCCGGCGATCAAGCCTTGCTTAGATAGGTTCGCCTTAATCTCGGTTGTCTCTAGGTTCTTTAACGCCTCGGACTCGGCTTTGATAATCGCCACGCTCTCGGCCTTTTTGAGAGCGCCATAATAAGCTGCATTAGCTATAAGGGCGGTCTTATGCACACCATACAAAGCGATAAGTCCAGCCAAGGCGGAACCGATCTCCTTATAATGATCAACTAAGTAATTAGCCCCGGAAATACCACCTGTTATAAGAGCGTCATTAGATTTACCCACCTCATTGAACTTGGTCTCGATATTATCCATAAGATTGGATATCTGACCTGTCACAGCCTTCGACTGATCCCTCATCAAATTAAAGAAGGTTCCACCCTTATTGGTCATGTTCTGGAACGCTTTCTCAACTTCCGGGAAGCCTACACGACCGGCCTCAACCAAGGTATTCACCTCGCCGACACTAACATTAAGGATTTTCGCCAGTTCCTCATAAATAGGGATACCACGCCCGGCGAATTGACGAATATCCACGGTGTAAGCACGCCCTTGGCTACGCAACGTCCCATAGAGATAGATAAGATCACCTAAAGGAACAGAAACACCGGAAGCGACATTTCCAAGCATCTCCAGATCGGAGGTTATCTTATCGGCAGCCGTACCATACGCAAGAAGCTGTTTCGCCCCCTGCCCTACCTCCGTCAAGTTAAACGGGGTGACTGCGGCAAAATTAACGAGCTCTCCCATCAATACCTTTGCCTTTTCCCCACTATGTAACATCGTCCGGAAAGCGATATCCAGCTGTTGGAAAGTTCCATACACCGACACCATCTCAGAGGCGAGACGCTTAGCCATGTCCAATGACAGAAAGGCACCGGCAGCCGCCTGCAGCCGCCCAAATGATTTAGCGACAGACGCACTGGCCGTATCGGTATGGCTTTGCATCATATTGATGTTCTGTACATATCTCTGTACGTTTCGCTGCATTTCGGATATATCCAGCGTCGCTTTAATTCCTATCGTTCCTTGAGCGTCCATTTACGTGTTACATGAATTGTGCAAAATATTCGTTAGCGTGAATTTTCTTTTCCAGAATACGGGACGGATCATCCGTTTTCTCATTTTTTGGTTTACTACCCGGTATAGCGGCATTGAGTAAGATGATATTGAGATAAGACCTCTTGGATACTACCTCCTCAAAGCTCATACGGTAATATTTCATCACTCCGCTGATGGTTGACCAAGCGGAGTCACTTCGGGCGTATTCGTCGTCCTCGTTATCTCGTTTAGCCCTTTTAGGAAAATGATAGTGTGTAAAAAAAAAGTGGCGTCCATCGTTTTCGCCATGTAATCCTGCAATTTTTTATAACGCCGCACGGTTAATCGTTTTTTAATGTACCCCCCGAAAAGCCAACGCATCCATGAGCTACGGAACATCGTGAGCACGGCTATTTCCGCCATTTTCTTGGATTCCCCATGGAAAAGTAAGGTTGCGGATACATCTAACAGGCCTTTTACCTTATCCTGTGTAATCTCTGGTAAATCCTTGGTTATCTCACCGATATCCCAAATCTGGTTATAGGTTATGGGATATACGAAAAAAGGAAGCAGACCGAATCGAATAATCGTCGGACGCTCCCCTATGGTATCGGCTACCCGTTTTTGTACATTCTCGTCTTTCATCCTCTCTCTACATTAAAGCCCCGGCCCGTATCGACCGGGGCTAATTCAACATCAACAACCAACACTACATATCAACGCCGGGAATCCGGCTAAACAACATCACACCTCAGCGGGGGCGGGAGCCGTATAAATCTTATTACGGGCCCCGCTGATCTCCTTCCCTGTCTTATCAAGGTTAGCGACCTTCTTGAACTCAAGGTTGAAATTCGGGAATCCGGACTTACCGATCGTACCGGTCTTTGTCACTTTCACTTTCATCTTAGCCCACTGGAAAATACGAGCAGGGAAATCTTGGAATTCTTTGGTCTTTAGTTCCACCGCTTGGTTAGGCAATTTATAACCTACCGTTTCCTCATTCCACTCCCCTTTCTTTGTATATCCATAAAGATATTTATAGGCGTTTTCCCCCATGTCGTAGGTCTGGACGGTAAAGCCCTCACTACCGGCGTCGGAAGGAAGCGAGGCATAGAGCGTATCCATATCCTCGACCTCTATATCGTTGTCACCCGGAGCTTGGTCATTATGAGAAAGCGAATCTTTCGGGATCGCAGTCACCTTAAAAATATTGGCTACCGTCTCGAAATCCGGATAATTGCCTGCGTCCTCGCCAGTCTCAATAGCAGGCGCCAATTTTAGGTAATCAATACCATATACCGCTGTTTTTGACATATCACTGATATTTAATTATAATACGTTACTTTAATTCTAAAATTCTGATAATGAGTATTATCATCATCATCTGAAAAAGATTCATCATAAAGGGAGAATTCAGCACCGGAACGTTTTGTGTAAACATTGCCTTCCGCATCTTCGGTCTCCTTGAACAATGGGGCTACCAGATCGGATATCTCATCAATCCTACCGCTATCCGGTTCATCGGTATCACTATCCTTCACATGGATATTCACGTTGACATATCCTTCTTGCAACCCGGATTCTTGGGGAAACGGAAGATGATTAACGACGATATATTCCCTCCCGGAGAAATTACTCTCCCGATTGTTCTTAAAAATCCGGACACCCAAATTAGGAGCCGTCAGGATCTTGCATATTATCGTTATGGCTTCCTGTCCTCTCATTAAAAACCCGCTTTAGAAAGTATATTCCTCATTTTCGCCTTTACCTCATCCTTTAAATACTTCTCCGTTCCAGACAAGACGTTCTTACCCCTATTCTCCACCGATCGAGCGTAATTCATTCCAGCGATAATCAACAGAGTGTATCCGGTATCCCCGGCCAGCATCTCATGTATTTTATTATCCGCAAGAAATGCGGATTTATCCGTTATTCCGGAGCTACGCTTGAACTCACATTCTATGATCTTACCATCGAAAGCTATGACATAACCTATCGAGTTTCGTAGATTACTAGTCCTATCGATATAGGTTCCATGTTTGCGGGCATGGTTTACGGAGCCTTCCCCGATAACACGGAAGTTAAAGCAAATAGCCGCCTCGACTCTTTGAAGCTGCAATTCTAAAATGCCCTGTACCTTATTCCAATCCCCAGTCCTCTTGAAACTCATAAGAATATGCATGATTTACGTTTCACCGTACCAAAGCCTTTTACCCTCATTTCGACATTCGAGACAGTCCCATCCGCTTTCGTAATACGAACACGGTCCCCCAGCTTTGGGATCACGGATAAAATAGAAGTTAACACTACCTGATAGGTGTACACATCGTCCTTTCCGTCTGCTGACGGAATGGTTCTCGCCGCTTGGTTACCATGAATTTTGCATGCACCTAAATCAATCCAGTTCTCATCTGCTTTCACCGGGTTGAAATCATCGTCATGACCGCCACCGGTTCTAACCAACAACTCTATTTTATCATCGTGCCACATATTACCAATAACTGGAACCGTCCTCAATAGATGTCAAGTCATTATCAAGAAGATACTCGGAGGAATCAAAGTCAAATTGCTTACACAACATCCTCATGTGCACTTCCAGTCCTTCCCGGTCATAAGAATTCGCACAATCTACTTCCTTTTCCGAAGTCAAGGAACGTAGACCAGATAGATAACCTAAAACAGCCTTTACAACCACACGCTTGTCCTCACATTCATCATCAGGCATTAAGCCAACATCATCGAGGGCATCATCAACAATCAACTTTGTAGGATTGAAATGCAAGCATTTGGCAATGAACACTTCCGAGTTCTTCATGATAACTTACTCCTTATTAGTTTCCGACAGCTCCTTGATACGGTTATCAAGAGCCAGTACGACAGAGACACGAGGCTTTTCCAAGGCGTTCTCGGCAGCCAGATAGCCTTTCAGCTTCTCAGCGTCCTCAAAAGTCTTGACTGCGGCCACGATCTTCTGCCATTGCTGGGTCATGTCAATATCGGTAACAGGTTCCCTTTCCGAGTGCCCGGTGTCCGGCTTACCTCCGCCGCTACCATTCTCACTAGAACGGGCATCAACCTTCGCTTCCCCGGATTTCTCCCCATCGGCCACTCTCAAGGCCAACCCCTTCTCGATCGCATGTTCCGCACGATCATCCGGTAGTGACGTGATTACGTCACCCGGATAGAACATATCTCTCGTTTCCTTATTCCGAAACGCCTTAATCGCTACAATCTTCATAACTGTACCTGTTTATACCTCCGGGACATTGTCCGCCGAAGTAGGGTTAATAACTGAGGCGTCTTCCGCAAATTTCTTGTCGGTATTCCGGACCTGCAGATTCACGACGCCATTGATTGCGGTCACGATTGGCACCGCACGCCAAGTAGCCTGAGTGAACTCCGCCGGAGTCTGGCCGGAGCTTTCTCCCGTACGCCATTTAGCGATACGGATGCCGTGATCTGCGTCCGTATAATCGACATCGGGGTCTGGCATAAGTTTATTATCCTCGACCGCAGGTTGAACCTCCGCCAATTTCTTGTCTTTAGTCTCCGGGATAAAAGTAACGACGTTCTCATCCCAAGGGATAATATTAGTGGGTTTACCGTCCTTTTGGTAAGCCGTACGCTTATTGATCTCCACGATAGGAGGAATTTTCATGGAGGAAAGCAAGGCGTCAAACTCGTCTTCTTTCACGATCCTCGTGGCCTTGTCCCGACCTAGGGCGGCCAACCGGATATTCAACGTACGCAGCATCCAGTACTTGACCCATGGCGCCACCCATATCTCCTTGAACTCGATACCTTTTTGTCGATACATATAAATGATCTTGACAAACAGGCCAAGAAGATCCATGCTCTCATTATTCAAGTTGGCCTCGGTCCACTCAAATTCCTTCGGGAGCAACAATTTATTTTCCGAAGGCATCCCGTAATCAACCTCATAAGTTATACCCTCCGGATTATCAACCGCTGGGTCGAACAAGGCAACGCCACCACCGGAAAGCGATTTCAAAAGGATCTCGTCTGCGACATCCTTACAACCCAGATAACCGTCCTTGAAATCACCTAGGATGATCTTCTCCATTTCCTTGATTTTCTGCTCCGGATTAAGATGATTGTTCTCATACACCTCAAGCAAAGACCTCAACGTCTTTACCGTCATCTTGAACTTATGTCCGAAACGGGGGATTTCCCCACTCCATACCTCGAAGCCCCGCCCTGTACGCAACGGAGTATCGGAATCGTTACCGATCACGGCGGCACGGATACGGACACTGTATTGCCCCATGATACCTTCCGCCGTCAATCCCAGTTTAGGCGGACGAAAATCACACAGACGATCCACGTAGGTCTGTTCCCACAATGTCTTGTTCGCTAAGCTAGCCTGATCAAACATGATCTGCATCGACCCAAGCCAATCGATAGGTTTACCTGTCTTGGGATGATTGACATCAAATGTCGTAAATATAGAACGCATTTTAAACCTCCTCTCTTAATACGATTTCGTGAATTGGATATTGGGGTTTGTCTTAAGGCAGTGCCCCGCAATAAACTTCTCCGGGATAGGCGGGATACGTCTTTCGTAGAAATACGCCCCCTTAGAGTCCGTCGTGACATCAACACTCGTCTCGTCCCGACCGACAACCGTACCCTGCTGTTCCGCAGCGTTAGTAACTCCCTGTGGGGCGTCAACCGGGAAAACAACCGGAGCCTTGCCCTCACCCTCAACGGAACCCGCCATAACCTCAAACAAGGCATCACCAACTTTCAAGCCGGTTATCTCCTTCGACAAAGTGATCACATAACCATTGCGGTCATGCTTGATTTCCTCAATGCTAGCCGTGTCCTCAAAGTTCCCTGTCTCATCTTTCGCCACATGGTCATTGACCATGAAGATAGGAGTCAGATACTCATCACACTCCAAGGAAACCTTCTTAGCGTCCGTCGCATTAATGGCGACAACCCTTGACGCCTTCAATACAACGACCTTACGAAGTATCTCGTCATATTGGGCTAGGGACGCTTCCGGAATAACAGCTCCAATAGGATATTTCACCTTGACAATATCCAGATTGAAACCGCCGCTAACACTCAAGGCAGGCGAACCGGTACAAACGGGACGCATACCGCCAAACTTTTGTTTCCGAAATTTCATTTTACTCTCAATTAATAGTTAAACTTACTTTTCCGCAGAGGCAATCGCACTCAACCAACCGTCAGCGACAGTCTTGTTCGCCTGATCGTCGGAGACCTGCGCTCCTTCTGCGGTCTTGGGCTTTAGACCTTTGTTGATAAGATGTTGTTTGTAACCCGTTAGGTATTCTTTCGGGTCCTTGTCCTCCGGTACGGTAACAAACTGCATCTCATCCTCACTCAAACCCAGATCCTTCATTGCGCTGGCTATTTTCGTTTGCCGTTCCGATTTGGTTCTTTCGGCTTCATAGGCATCGATCTTCTGCTGGAAAGGCTTCCATCTTTCTTCCATTTTGGAAGAGAAATAGTCATCAAGCTCATCAGCAGTGTAAGTTTTTTTGCCTCCCTTGCCTTTTCCCTCTTCGCTACCACCGGCATTCACAGGTTTCCCGTCCTTCAATCCGTGCTTTTCCTCGTAATTACTTACAGAAGTCGAGGCAGCTTCATTAGCCCGGTAATCACCATACGATTTCACAACGTCTTGAATAGTGATGCCGTCCACAATGGCCGTAATCTGACTTTCATCCGTTACATTTTCCGCTTTTTTAGTCGCAATCCGATCTAGGACCGCTTCGTCTATGCCCACAAACTTGGTCTTCAACGCATCCAAAAGTTTCTTTTTCATAACCAACATTCAATTTTGCCGGTAAAGATATAAAGTTTTTTATATATGCATCTATTAAACACACTTTACAGCTAAAAGCGAATCAGTATATTGGACTAATAATTGATTTTTTATCATAAAAAAATCTTTCAAATCTTTCATATATTAAACATTTGGTATATTTTTGTAATGAATAAATGATTTTATTAAACGCATATAATTTTAAGAATATGGATTACGCAGTATTATTTGTAGATGGAAATCTAAAAGAGTTTCAAACACGTGAAGAAATGATGCAATTTGGTGTCAAGACCAAATGGAACCAAGTAGTTACCTATGGTAAAAAAGGATACTTGAGCCTGCTCACTACCAAAAGTGGAAAGAAGTAAAGGCCGGTGCCATCAACAAGAACAATTTATTATCAACATTAATGCTACATTGATTATGAAAGTGATTATTAAAGGACAATCCGTTGATACCAAGGTATTAGTTATCAACAATGACAAGAATGAGATCATGATTACCGAGAGCGAGGATGGTAGTTTCATCGTAACCAAAAGAGAGGACAATGAAGAGGTCGTTGCCGCTTATGTGAAACCGGTAGAGACTAACGATAAACGCCCGGTCATGATAATGATCAAGAATGTAAAAGGTGACGGATTTTCAGACGCATGCCTCTGGGAATTGAACCGGAGCGGCGTTGAGACCGGAAGTGTTATCAAAGGTGTTTTCGATCCAGTGAGCAATGCTGTTGATTTCACGTCCCCCAATGGGGATGACTGTTGCGCATGGGTCGGCTCCACATGTGAGATCCTACAAACGATCCCGAGGCATGAGCTAAAGCCCGGAATGGTGTTTTTCCATGGAGACCACCCCGAGAATCACGTCGTCCTATTGAAAACGTACAAAGAGAGTGCCTCGATGGATCACGTGCAACGCAAAAACGATCGCCCCGAACGCTACTCTATGGGATACGGATGGTTCGACTCTTATTACTATGTCCGGACAATGCCGGATGATGAGTTCAATAAATACAAACTTGAAGATTAGGCGATATGGCCTCCAGCTATGAAGCTCCGGCAGAGGTCCGGGAGCTTGAAAAAAGACTTAATGATTTCAGCTATCGGAAAGGATATAATATCGACCAAGTCTTTGATGACTTCCTCCGTTATATCATATGGGCTTTCTCCCTTGATGGGAAGCCCATCGATAACTGGAAATACAAGAAGGAAGAGAGCCTGTTTTTCTTTGATTTGTTACAAGAGTGGATAATGGTAATGGATAAACAGATAGCCCTTCATGAATGGTACGACGCTTTCGGCGATTTATATATGTCATGTATAGCATCCTCCGGAAGACAAAGCGGCCGGGCACAATTTTTCACACCATCTGGTATATGTGATTTAATGGTAGCTATCAGCGACAATGAAGAAAAAAAATCTACCGATATATGTTCAGACCCTACATGCGGCAGCGGCCGTAACTTACTGGCGTTCCACATTAAGCACCTCGGGAACTACCTTTGCGCAGAGGATATAGACCAAACATGTTGCATGATGACTGTTTGTAACTTTATCTGTCATGGGGCCGTAGGAGAGGTGATATGGCATGACTCGCTCAATCCGGATAGTTGGTTTTACGGATGGAAGGTGAACGAAGGACTCAACAACCCTCTTAGTAAATACTACGGAATACCCCATGTAAGAAGCATAGAAAAAGAAGAATCGTATGTATGGCAGAACTGGCAAAACATGAAGGCAGAGTATGAAAAGAAAAAACATGAAGTTCTTCCTGCCGATCCGCCTCTAACAACTCCACAACAAAAGAGCCAACCGGTTCAATTAAGTTTATTTGATTAATAATAAAAAAGAAAACAATGAAACGATATAGATTATTTCTCAACGGAATACTGGTTCACGAATCAGACAGCCTCACGGAAGAAGAGTGGCTCATGTGTTTTATTCCCGGATCGAAGATTTGGGACGATTTTGACGGATTATATATTTCATAAACAGATTGCATATATTAAATATTTGATTTATTTTTGCGCTAAACCTAAAAAACAATGCGTATGGAACTATCATTAGAAGATTTATTAAAACAAATTGACGAAACAAAGTACTTGACTTTAGAATCAACCACTGCTATTGACTCTTTCGGATGTGACATTGTTCCCAGACTACAAAAGAAGCTATCTTTAGATGAGAAAAATAAAAATCTTTCAGAAAACGATGTCTGGGATCAAATCAGAGATCGCAAAATCAGCAGCGATATGGTAAGAAATGTATTATTTAAAAAATAGCAATATGGATCTCAAAAGTTTAAGAATTGGAAATATCGTACAAGCAGGCGTAAAAAAGAATACTCCTGCAATTATTGTTTTATTGAAAGAAGATGGAGCAATAGCCCGAACGAAGCAAGGTACAGACATGGAACAGATATTCCCTTTCAACCTTACCGAATCAATTTTAACAAATTTGAAATTTGAACAATCAGGAAATGCAAACCTTAGAATCTACAAAAAGGCCTGTATAAGAGTTGAAGTGAAGGATATATCTAGTTTCGGAAAAAAGGAGACACAATTTATGATCAAATTAGAAGACAGTAGTCTATGGCAAAAAATCATCACTTCAGTCCATGAATTACAAAACTTTTATTATGAACATACAGGACAAGATTTAATAGATGAAACAAATTAGGAAAGTATACCATGTTGAGTTCGTTTCACCAATCGAGATCGATGGAAAACCGGAGAAACATTTCTACTTCGGCTCACAGGCGGCGATTTACGACACTTTCTCCTCCGAGCAGGTAGGAATATCTTACGGTTATTTAAAGTCGAAATTTCACCTTGAGATAGAGCCGTACAGCAACGATAAATGTACCATCCAGCTGGGAGTTTTACGTTGCAAGGAAAAATCAGAATAAAACCAAAGGGGCTGTTATCTACTTAGACAGTCCCTTTTTAAGAACTTTCCAATATTTTCCTAAATTCATCAGCGATACAATCTAGCGTTTTTGAAAAATCATCTCTCACAGTCTTATGTATCCTTTCACTTTCTTTTAAGAATCCTAACTTTTCCAAGTCACTATCGGCTTGACGATTTCGCAACCGAATCCCTATCGTATGAAATTCATCTGCTTTATCGAAAAGGCCAGACAACAAGTTCTCAATAGTCCTACACAAATTATCTGATAAATAAATCCGATTTAAATAGAAAAAGTCATTCGCTGCTGAATATGTGTTTCTATAATTATGCCACAATCCCTTTTCGAACTCTTCCTCATCTATATCATCTGTAAGATGAACATTCATAGTATAATTAGTTACAGCGGCCTGCAAACGCACTAAATCTTGGTACAACTCTTTAATTACACTCGACCGTTCCTTATGTAACTCACTGAATACAAATTGTTTCTTATAGTTTCTCCAATCAAGATAACTCTTTATCATTTGCTGGATCATAAATGAGACAAGAGCTCCAATTGCACTCCAAGTCAAAAGATCATTCATATCAATTTTTTGAGCAAAGATAGTTCAAATCTTATTTCCTCTGTTCTAATTCTACAAATTTACATACTTAGAATTATCCCTAATGAAATACGGTAACGAAGCTGCATCGTTTATGCGTTCCCTGTTGTTATGTATCCACATGACGAAAGCCCTCGGAGGTCTTTTCACCTCTACCTTTGACTGGAACTTCGAAATATCCTCGCCCATCAATATCATATCCGTTAACGTCAATATCTCATCATCCGATGCGAGTATAGCGACCGCATGGCATCGGCAATTCGGGTGCCAACCGACAAACTTGAAACCCTTCGGATACCGTCCGGCCAACTCGTCGCAGATATCTCTATCCGGGTGGTTATCAGACACCCGTATCTCGATACCGACAACAAAATCCAATTGCGCCCACCGCTCAAAATCCGCTGTTCGGTAAGCTCTATTGATCTCGGAACGGGTGAAACGCTGGGCGTTTCGGTAACTGCTACGGTATTGGCCGGGACCAGGATGATACGATTTAGCATTCTTCGACAGAACCAATTCTCCCCGCTCATTACGCACACGACGATATAACCTATCGGGCTCTTGCAAAAAGCCTTTGACCAAAGTAGCCATCCTGTTAGCTGACATTCCTTGCCCCAAGTAGCAATCGATCGCCAACTCCATATCCTGCCGGAACTGGCCCTCATATTTCCATATACGTTGTGATAGGTTTAGGCCACCATCCTGCCTCGTCTGGGAAAAGAAAGCGTCCATAGCCTTTTTATTCCGGTTGAAGTACATAGCGAAACGTTTATCCGAAATAGCGTTCGCCCCGAATATGGACATTACAAGCTCATCCGCTTTGATATTAGCCTGTTCCCATTCGTTCTTTATTCCGTATTGTACTTGCTGATAAAGCCGGCTATAAAGTTCCCGCAACAACGCATTCGCCCGATCGGATATCATCGGATAGTCAGAAAAGGTAAAAGCCCTTTCCGGATCATAATCCGGCTCTATCTCCAACGCTAACGAGATAAGCCTCCGCATGACGTCCAGATAAATCGACCGCACCCCGGCCGCATAGCCTTCTATACGGTCAAACAGCTCTTTCCTTATCTTTTCCTCGTCAAACTTAGCCATAACCTACTTTTTCTCGAACATGGAACATACCCTATTTCCCCATGACCTATAATGACCGACCTTATTACAGAAGATCATGTGATCGCCATTCTTACCGCTATGCTTACAATTCCGGCAATCAACCAGTACCGGAAGTTTACTATTCGCCTGTCCCATCATTCCGCCATACCAAAAGTGTCCATTTTATTACGTTCCTTTTCCTCCGCTAAACTAGCCTCATGTTCTCTCTGGATACGTTCCTTCTCCGCCTGATTGTCTTTAATCAACGGGTTCATTTCAATGAGGGTTTCCTGTGACATTCCACCGGCGTTATACATCCTTACCATATTGTTGATAAGAGCCTCAATGTCCTCCCCAAACGGTTCTTGGAATTCATGCGTTACCTCTAATGCGTCAAATTCGGCTTTCAAGGATATATCCAGCACATTGCTGATGATAGCCTTGCTCAACTTGAATATCCGGTTAGCATACTCATCGTGTCTCTCCTTGTGCTTGTCCGCCTTGATCACCGCCAATATCATCAATTGCCGGAGAGCCTTGGCCGACACGTTAGACAATCCCTTGATCGTTTCCATGTCAAGTTTCGGAGTGAAAGAGAACCTGTGTATCTTCTCGTCCAGTTCCTCCCCTTCCTGTTTCTGATTCTCCGGGGAGTTGTCCCACGTCAAGTAGCGAACCTCCGGTTTTTTCGTCCCGTCTGCGGTAGGTTTCAGTATGAACAACTTGCTATCCTCTCCCTTTTCGGGAAGAGAATTAATGATTTCCGAGTCAGCAACCAAGGCCGGATCGGAAAAGCGATCATTCACGTCCGCCCGACGGCTCACCATCCATTCCTTTCGTTTTATCATAGGCTCAACCTCAGCGCATTCAGCCTCTTGTTCAAATAATATCACGGGGATTTTTCCGGCACGATTTATTTCTTCCTCCCTTTCCCAGCCAAAGGAACGCCGCTTGCAATTATAGATGATCTTGCTCGTGTAGATATCGACATGATAGACTACCTCGCCACCACCCTCCTGCAAATAATATCCACGGGCAAAAGCTATCATGCGACGGAACTGGTCCTTCATGAAATAGATGTCATCACCAAGACTCTTCGCCAACACCGTCAAGGTAACATCTGCCTTGCCATCATCATTCTGGAACGTATGGAATAACAAGGCACTTTGGGTCTCAGCCCCGGCCAGCCGTTTCGCCTCACGTATCTTTGCGTCAAAGCGTATATGCTTAAGAAAATCAAGATATTTGGAGAAAGCCCTATCCGTTCCCTTGGTTGATTGAATCCATTTCAAGGGACGGCCGTACAAAAAGACTAACGCTATCTCATTGATGAAGACCGGATAAGGAATAGGTATCTTCCATTTCTCTTCCCAACGTAAAAATTTTCGCTCACCTGTTGCGGGATCTTTCTTTCCGAAAACAGCCTTTTTAGGTCGCTTCATCACATCATGCTGCTTTGTCTCATATACCTTCAAAGCCTCACCCACACGCTTCGAGTTATCGGTCATTTGAGCGATAGCCCGGCCAACATCATTCTCTTTCAACAAGACCTCAAACTCTTGTTTCCTCCCTAGGGCTGCATTCACCCCATTCCTAAACCAACCAAACAATCCCATTGTCTATAAATTTTAATTCTACATCATCCTAATGCGTTCAACACGTCCTCCTCATCATCTTCCGAAAACTCATAATTATCATCCAGCAGATAATTAATCGCATAGACAAGGATATCCACATACTCATCGTGAGTCTTAGCCGGGAATTGGCTAACCTCATCAACAAATTCCTCGTTCCAGTCTCCCTCGACCAAGATCACCCGGCCACACTCGATCTTAGGCGATACGGCATGCAAGCGGACCTCCTTGCTATCGGTCGGGGCCGGAGTCCTTGTCACGTTCAACTTAGTATACTTTCGAACCGCCTGTATTACCGAAATACCGTTCGCCTTCGGCTCAATCCGGATCGAGCTACGGCCATCATATCCATGAGCCTTTACGTAATCCGGGATGAACCTCATCAGCTCCGGAAATTCCTTCCACACCTTTTGCGCATGAAAAATAAACAGGTAGTTCTGTAACAGACAGGCCGCCAGTATGCCTGACGGGTCATTATCACTCTTCTGTTTCTTCTCGTCGTAGGCGGTATCAAGAAAGAAGTGTATCGCAGCCCTTCCACGGATAGCAAGGAACTGGGACAGGGAGATATGTCCGAACCACTCCGCCTTGATGATATTACCGCCATCCACGGATGGGGCCTGCTCATATTGTCCGGCGTATTGTCGTGAACCAAGGTCTATCTTCGCCTCGGCGATAACTTCCCGGTCAATACGTACCGGATCGAGCAAGCCGTCAATGTACCGTTCTTTCAGCTCCGGAGGATTGACACGGTCCGACACCTCGGCCGGCAAACAGATATGACGGATCTTGTCTCCCTTCTTCTTGAGCAAATACCCCGTGACATCGTCATCATGCAAGCGCTGCATGATCGTGACCATTGGGGTGTTCTTCTTATCGACCTTACGGGACGATAGTGTCTTCGTATGTTCGTTAGCCTGTAGACGCAGCGAATCGGACTCGGCCTGCTTCGGGTTCACGGGGTCATCATTGAGGATGATATGGGCATGTTTACCCGTGATAGTACCGCCGGTAGACGTGCTATACCTTGCGCCACCCTTCACATTCTCATAACTGCCCTTTCCGGACTTATCATGCCTTATGATTATCTCCGGAAACAACGTCCGATACAGGTCGGAGGTGATTATGTCCTTTGACTTCGAGGCATGCTCTAGCGACAAATCACCGGAATAAGAATTCGAGATAACCCTTAACCGGGGGTCCTGTGTCCACAACCAAGGATGCCACATGATGGTTACGATCGTGGATTTCGTACTACCGGGAGGAATGTTGATGATAATATCGTATGGCTTCGGCAAACGATTGACGATGTAATAAGACAGGTCTTGGAGCTCCTTGCAGATATACTCAATATGCCAGTTGAATACCGGAACCTCCGGTATAATAACCGCCCAGAACGTCTTGACGAAATAGTAGAAAGATTTCCTACACTCATCCGCTTGCACCGCCCTTGCCAAACCTAATATATCATCACCCGACAGATTCACTACTCTTTAGCCTCTTTATCCCGCTTCTCCGCAATACTCAACAACACTTTTCTCTCCTCATCCGAGAGCCTCGATAAATCGAACTCGCTCTTGACCTGGACACCACCGGGAACGACAACCTCCCTACGCTCCGAGTATCCCCGATCCTTGCCCTTTGTCTTTAGATAGAAGATGATAGCCGCCGTGTCACCGTTCTGGATTTTCTTCAATAGCGACGCCTCAGCCACATCTATCTGCAACTCGCCAATATCATCCGCACGAGCCTTAAACTCCGGGTCCTCCTTATACCAGCGATAAAAGGTCTGACGGGAAAATCCCGCTTTCTCGCAAGCGTAAGTCACGATACCGCTACTATCTTTCAAGGATGCCAATAGCTTTTCCTTGTCTTTCTGAATATCATCATCTGATTTCGGCATTATACACCTCCTCCTCTTTCTCTATATAAATCACCCAGTACCGCCCGATAACTTCTCTTCTTAGGATCACCGGCCACCAATATCTGATATACCCTCTGGCATGTCCTAGACGACTCCCGTCCGGTCATACGGGAATATAGTTTCTTCGCCGGCTCATGCCCAGGATACATATCCGGATGCTTGGCCGCCTTTAGCATCGCATCCTTTAGCACTATCCGGTAATCCTTGTCCTTATCGATATCAAACTTCTTGTCCTGTTGCGAGCTCCGGAACATATCCGTATCCCAATAAAGCATGACAAGATCGGCGTTAGGCTCACGGCGCAATACCCTCTCGTAAAGATTGGGGTAGAACTCCATAACCTTCGGCAACGACCGGATCGTGTCAATGCTAAAGAACTGGCTTATCCGCAACTTATTGACCGGGACCCCAGTCTTATACAGATAGACATAAGTCATGGGGAGCGTAAGACGGTTCAATTTTATGTACAACCAGATATCGCTATCCCGCCAGTCATAGATCGGATAAAGGAATATGGAATTACGCATGATGGCAATCGACTGCCGTCGCTGGATAGACTCGGCCACACGCAGCCCGACCATACACTGGATACTTTGGAACATCTTCTTCCCGAATTGCTGATAGGTCATCCCCATCCGGAACATGGAATGATTACGGATGGCGAACTTAGGCATAGGTCTCACCCACACGCTTTCCTTGCCCGGTTCCCAGCAAATAAAGCTCTCATCGTTCTCCAACCTGTTGCAGCAATTAAAGTGCCGGATAGGCAAGCAGAACCAATAAAACTTGGCACCGAGAGATAGGAAACGGGAACGCCATTCAAGGGCTATCTGCTCAACGTCCGGATAGATAGCTTCCTCATCGAAGAAAACCACGATAATACGGCTAAAAGGAATGGCATACTTGCGCATAGTCTTAACCAGCATATCGCACATGCAAATAGAATCCTTGCCGCCAGAGAAGCTGACACCAACGATCTTATTTGTGTTGAAGGCTTCGAGTATCCTACGCTCAGCAGCCTCCACTACATTAACATTCAACTCTTTTGTAAACATATCTAGTTACGCCTTATGATTTGAGCCTTACTAAACCTTTGTTCCCGTGAGGTCAAGAGATCGAGGAACTGATCCCGGTCAAGACTTGACAGCCGGAATATCTCCTCCTTACTCATACCGATTTTCCGTGATATCTCCTCAACCGACAACCCCTCGCCAAGCAATTTCTTAACGATGTTCTCCATCGGTTCAAGCAAATGCGTACCCCTTGCCCGGTTAAACGTAATTGTCCCAGCCATATCATCCGCTTGCGTGTCATGGTACACGATCACCACCGGAATCTTACCCCTTAGCAAGGTCTTGAGCGGTTCCCGCCCGGATACCAGCCAACGGTGAAACCCGTCGATGATCGTGAAGTCCGGACGTATCACGATAGGAAAGCAAAAACCGTTGCTCATGATACTTTCCGTCAACAGCTTCAAATTCTTCTCCAATACCTTGTTCGGGTTGTAGTCATTGGGCTTTACCAAATCCCTATCGACAAATTGCAGTTCCCGAAGCGGCTTAAATAAATCCTTTTGTTCCATGTCCATACGTTTAAAGGGTTATCTCCTTACCACAATGAGGGCAAACCATCGTCCTAGCCGACTGCATCCCTTGTTCGATCTCCGTGACCTCTTCCTGATCGGCTTGCTCTTTCTCCGGCGTGAACTTCTGCTCCTTCTTCGCCGGCTCATCAAAATGTACCCCCATGTTATCCGGGCTGATCTCATTAATAATGGCGTCGAGATATTCCGGAGTATAGCCGATAATATCGACCTCGCCAATCTCCTTTATGATCCGCTCCACATCACCGAAGCTAACATAGGACATATCCTGTATCTTGTTATCCTCCAATAGCAGTTTCTTTTTCTGCTTATCGGACAGGCCGTACATGACTGTCACGTCGGCCTCTTTCTCCCCCATGTAGTCCAGGGCTTTCTTCTTGCCATGACCACACAGTACCATGAAATCCTCATCAACCACGATCGGGTAATATTGCCCGTATTGTTCCATACTTTGCGCTAACGCCTTGACCTGTTCCTCCGGATGAACGTTCGGGTTGTTTGGGAACTCCTTCAACTGCGATAACAAAACTCTCTTTTTCTCTAACTTTCTACCTTTCATATCACAAACTATTAATAAAACGTCTTGCACTCTCAAACCAGCGGGATGCCTCCATAACGACAGTCTTATCGACCTGCCAATAGTAGCTCCAGCCCTCATCTGTACCGGAGCATTGCATTGGCCATACCCCGGTGCTCTTAATCCATCCCTCCGGCAAGTCATACACCGGCGGTATTTCCCTGTTCATAAAATAGTGGATCACGGCAAGTACTTGCTCATGCGACCAGTCGGACAATGGCGAATAACGGGTTATCCCATTGAGATCGGTGTAAATGTTCGTTCCTCGCCCCACAAAGTTCCCATCCATGAGGCGACGGCCAAGAAGGACCATATCAAGATTGTTATGAGTCACGAACCAACGCTGCGCTGAATGATGCAGTAACTTATACCACTTCGCCAAGATATCGGAGCGATACGGGAAAAGCATGTCCGGATGATCAGCCAGCCACCTCATACCGATATTGACATCGTATATCTCTAAGCCTTCCGGCTTATTCCGCTCAACCCATTCCATGAACATTCGCAACTCCAATGATCTTGATGTCCCCATGACACAGCGATAGATTCCGGCCCGCTCACATACATACTGCAGGGCGATGCTATCTTTCCCACCGGACCATGCGTAACCAACACGCCTGCCTCTCGTTACCTTCCAGATAGCATAAACGGTTTTCTTAACCAATGCCTCAGCCTCGGCCCGGGAAACCAAGCTCTCGATATGTTCCCAAGCCCATACGAAATCCTCGTTCCGAGCGTTCTGTTTTCTTCCAATCGCCATATCAATTAAACTGTAAAGCCATTGCTACACTAACCACATTCTGCCCTTGATCATACTTCAACTGTAACCAATTGTACTGCGTGACTTTAAAACGGAGATTCGCTATAAAGCCGGACCACGCACGAAGCGAGTATCCGGCATTCACAACTATTCGCCTATAATCCCAGCCGCCAACCACCTGTAAACGGTCACCATCGAGAAAAGCCCGGCCATTATAAAGATTATCCCACGTTGAATCAATCATGAAGTCATGAGGCAACTTCATGGTAGCGGAAAGCGTCTCAGTGAATAACCCGGTTTTAGTATCGTACATGTTCCGGGAAAGCAAATAGAAGTGTTTTTGATAGTTCACATTCACCCATGTGCCAACGGTTACCGCTTCGGCGACCCTGTTATACTGCAGAACCGGGGTGAGCGATAACCATTCGGCAACGTCCGCCCGGAAACCAACAAAAGGGGTGACATTTATGCCTTTATCTTTCAGTGATACTGATACAGGCATAAACAACCGATAGCGGGTCGGCTGCGTTATGCCGTCGTAAACCTGCGCATGCGTTCCGGAAATAGCCAGAACAGCCAACAAAATGATATATACTACCTGTCGCATAGCGCCAACTCCTTTCTGTACTGTTCATACAATTCACGCTGATTGTCCAGCGCCTCACCTTGCTTCCGGCAATATGAACAAGCTGTGTTCTTATTACCCTTTCTTATCGCATAAACGCCATGCTCTGGACACACGAATACATTGTACTCTTCTGGGTCTGATATAGCGATAATGTACTTCTCAACCTTGCATAACTTTTTCATCTTCCGTTTCTACACTAATAGTTAAATTCTTTCCATTCAATTCGTCGTAAACTCTATTAAGCTCAATTAAGCTATTACGAGCTTCTTTTAGCTTTCCGTTGAATCTGGTCAACTGACTATTCAAGTCATCCAAATCCCTCACAACTATCTTTAATTCGATTGGTCCCGGTTTTAGATGCCGCCTATAATCCAACGCAATCACACCGGAAGCTAGGATAGTAAAAAGCGAACCAGCAACAACCAAAGGGATATTCCCGATCAAGTTCCCGTATGCGAATACAGGCAAGCCAACAATCATACTTGTGAGAATACCGTAGAACAAACCTTTCTCCGTCATTCGCTTACCCATAATAGCGAAGACTGTCGGTAACATGACCGAGGAACGGAGCGTACCATAAAGGAGGAAAAGATACAAGATAGTAAGACCGGGAGTATTAGCAATTAGGATAGCGATAATCGTAACGGCAATCATGGCGAACCTCGCTGTGCGTACCTCATTAGCAAAAAGGATAAATAGCAGATTGTTATTCTGTATCCTCTCATGCCATTTCTCATTAAGGGATAAGCGAGTTACTACATCATGCCCGGCGACCGAGCTAACGGCGCATATTATGCTATCGACCGTTGAGATCAACCCGGATAATATCAATACAAAAAACAGATAGAGGAACCATTTCGGGCAAAAGGCGATCACGGCCCCCACGTTCGTCAGTTGTGTATCACTGATATCTAAGCCTGTCCCGGCGGCGATAAAGCCAAACAAGGCCAAGGAAATAGGTACAACTGCAAAAATAACGGCCGCCATCATCATCGTGCGTTTAACAGAATCATATTTAACGCAAAAAGCCCTTTGCCAAAACATCTGGTCCCCAAACGTACCAGACAAAAGACCAATCGTCGTAGGTATCCCAAAACCTAAAGCAACCAGCAGACCGTTATGGGAAAATAAGCTACCGAAATCCCCGGTTACACCTCCCAAGCCATTTGCCAAAGCGCCGGGTCCGGCATTTGACAGCATGATAGGAAGCCCAGCGACCAAGACAACCACGATCCAGAGCATCTTCCAAAAATCCGTTATGATACTGCTTCGTATGCCACAGGCAAACGTATAGAACAAAGGGCATACCGCCATCACGATCGTTGTCGTGGCAAACGATATGCCCGTAATCTTCGAAAAGATGGTAGCCCCGGCCAAAAGCTGTACGGCAAAGCTCATTACCTGCAAACCAAATGACTCTACCAAGTACAACGAATGACAACGGTTCGAATACTTCTCACGTATATAATCGGAGAACGTCCAGCCATCTGGCCGGAGCTTACGCATCTTATTGGCAAAGAAAGCAAACAAAACCAACGTTAACACATTTGGCACGACAAACCAAAAAACACCAGCAATACCCTGTGTATAGGCCTTCTCACTCGCCACAAACATCGACGGAGCCCACACCCATGTGGCAGCCATCGAAAAGGCGGTCAACAGCCACGGCATTGACCGGTTCGCAACCAAAAACTCCTCTTTTGTCTTTTCCCGCTTCCGAAGGAAAAACACCAGCGCAATCATTGCGGCGAAATAACCGGCAATCAGCTCCCACCCCTCTAAACTCTCTAAACTTCTCATCCTACTTTTTTTACTTTACGGTGTAACATCTGTAATTTGTAGGGCAAATATATAGAAAGTGAGCTTATTAGAAGCACTTTAGAGGAATTTGAGGGAATAACGCCACTTCAGCAAGCGCACAAAACATCTAAATATCAATGCATTAATTAGCAAAATAAGATTTAACGGTCTTGATAAAGGCATCAAGGCAATAACAGACCGCAACTTTATATCCCCTTCGGCTCAATTCTTCCAATACGTTATCTTGACTGTCAGTTGTGGTATTCTTTCCAACTTTCAACTCAATGAACAATCCGGGATATTTACCTACGGGCTCGGGAATGAAGATATCCGGTATCCCAATCAAGTAACCCATATCTTTCATTCGCTTTCCAGTCATGGCCCTTTTTGCCTTATCTCCACCAAACGCATATCCCGCGGGAAAAGAAGTTATCAATCGATTTCGGTATTGCATTTTATACCAAAACACGCAGCTCACTTGCAAATCATCTTCCAATCTTTTACTCATCATCCATCAGTTTTAAAATCCATCACAGATTAAAGAAAGGGAGAGGGAGAGAATAACACACGCCCCCCCTCTAGTCCCCCCCAAAAATCACCCGATATTCTCGCCCGGTTTTGTCACCTCGATCTCGATTAACTGCATACAGTTTGCGGACGTGAATAACTCAAGCGTTTCCCGTGCCGGTAATACGATTGTCATATAAACGGCATTCGGTATGTATTTATACCTCGCCGCCTTTATCTCGTACATGCTGATAGCCTTGTCGCTTCTCACGGTCAAATTCCATCGCCCATTAACCAAGCTCGTCACCACGATATTACAACCATGCAGGAAAGTGCCTTCCTTGTACTCGCCATATTCGTCGTGATGACTCGCCGGTCTATCGTGTGTATCGTTCAGCACCTTTATCAAATCGACGGAGAAACGTTTCTTTTTGAGCGGAGCCGGTATACTGATTGCCGGGTTCAATTGCACTTTCGCTTTTTCAGATACCGGTTTATTTTCCGGCGATTGACCGAAATAAGATGCCAACCCCTGCAAATTTTCATTCGATACTTGTTCTCTCAAAATATCTTTCATCATGTCTTTGTCTTGCATAACTTTATAGAATTAATATGATACTTTATTTTTCAGACTCACTGTTAAACTTGTGATAATCACAATAACCTTCACCGCTCACTTTCATTTGCATTATAGGCATCAGCGAACATTCAGATGTAGTCCCATAAACCCCTAGATAATGCTTACAATTCTCGCACTTCCTTGACTCATCCCGATAACCCATCCTTTTCAGAAGCTCTGTTTGTAATTCCGGTCCGGTCAACTTCAAACCGGCATCATTCTTGTTTTCCATATCTAAACTTTGTAAAGTGAATAATAGGCAGGGGAACCGCCTCATCAAAATCCTTAAACCATGTCCTCCAATCACTGTAACCCAATCCATCATTAATGGCCAGCAGCTCTCCGGAAATGAGGATGGATTCTATCGTTCCACCATCGGGACAACCATCCTCCGACTTATGCAAGAAAAGTTTCTCGATACCGATACCGCTATTCTTCCCGAGCCGTGCGATCTCGATCTGCACGTTACCCTTCTCGTATGGCCGTCCTTTCCACTGGCGAATGGATAACTCGGCCTTGCCTTCCTGTATGGCCTTTATCCGCTTCTCCCATCTCTCATAATTAGTCCGGATCGTATGGAGCTTCGGAACCTTTACAACAGTTTCCCCCTCCCCACTTATAACCAGCCATTCTTTACGACGTTCCAAGGCCATTTTTAAAGCAAATTCAAAATAGGTCCACTGACCCGCTTTCGCATGCTCTTTCGGGAACGCTTTAGAGAGCATCAGCACATACACTCTCATGTGATTTCTATTCTTTCTCATTTTCTTAAAACTCTTGATTTCAACACGTTCAAAAACTCCAAATCCTTAACGTATGGGGCCAGCTTATCAAACTGAGCTTGAGTGAAGACAAAACCTGTCAAAGTCGGTTTCCCACCTCTCATAATCATGTCCATTATCTCCTCCAAACGTATCTCCTCGGATTTCTTCTTGTCCTCCTTGAAACTAATTACCATTTGGGCGTCGTAACATCTATCCTTATATGTCATATCGGTACTGAGTTTCACCGTACCCGAATTGGTATCAATAGCGGTTTGCGCTAATACGACAAGGGCATACCGGGCTATTTTAATCTTATCCAGCGGATCTACACTACTGATATATGTCGTTAACAACTCATCAATCCGCTCTTGGGATAAGTCCTGTGATTCTTGCCATTCGGCACCGGCTATAAAGCCCTCTCTCTTATGAGAACATTCGGCAATCGGTAATGTATGTGCTGGGTATTTTGTAGCCGCAGCAATCTCTAGTTTTTCGTCCATGATATTCAGTTATTAATTTTCAGAATTATTTTCTATCCAAGCTAAATATTCTTCCTTATAGTATTCAGGAATAGCCCCTTTTCTTTTAAAGTCAATGTATTCCTGTACCATACAATCCCCCCATTCAATCGGAGAATCTTCGGACTCTTCGAAATTATCAGTATCACTGATGCTCAGCGTTTGTGTCAATGGATTATAACCACATTCAATGTCGTTTTCTTTGAATACATTGATCACATTTTCATCAGTCGTAATTAGTTTTATTTCATTAGAATCAATAGAACCGGATATATCCGAATGTTTTCCAAGAACTTCACCAAAATAGATACCGACTTTATTCTCGATCATGTAATCAACATCCTCTTTTTCAGCAACAAAAACACCTTCAAGATTGCCCATCCTTCCGCAATCAACATTCATTTCAAATAGAGCTTCCATAATTTTTTGTGGGTTTTACAAAGCCGCCCAAGGCTCATCTATTTTTTAAATTTAATTCTAATTGGTTGTGCTCGCCTGTTATCACATAGTTTTCGTTGAACTGAATAGAGTTAATATCACACTCGCCATTTATTATACCTACATAAACCCTATCTTCTTTTTTGAAGATAGGAAATGTATTCGTCTTAAAATCACGAGGATCTAAAAACATCCCTAAAGATTGCAGATAAGCTGTTGCTTCTTCGTGCTTAACATTCCAAGATTCTATCTGCATAATTAATTCTCTCCGTATCTTCATATATTTTTAATTATGAGCCTTCCCATGATTATTTAATCATTAGTCAATTCAATAAAATCCTCTTTGGTCAAATAAAAACGATGATTTATACCAATCGCTTTATAATAGCCCCCATTTCCGATGTCTTTTCCCATGAATTCAACTTCAACAACCAACCCATTCACTAAGCCATCGTCATGATGATGCTTTTTATCTGTTTTAATATGTACTTTCATCTTTTTTTATTTCCGATCGTAATTATTAATTTCAGTATTGCGGATAACTATTCCACGAAGTAAATTCCCGGCGGCTAGAATTAGCAAGAATGCGCCTAGCCAATGCCAGAAGTCTTGAAATATAAATTGTAATATTTCCAGCATGATTCAATATTTTTAGTTGTTAGTAATTGAAACAATAGCCGGATTAACCAAGATTATTGCTTCCCAATATGTAAGCGATCTCATCCTCCCTTGTCTTGAATTTAGGCTGATTTTTCGCTGATTTCCTAATATCATCAACAATAGCGTCAATCTCCGGATTCGGGGTCTCGTATATTTTGCGCAAACGATTCGCTTGGGCGGTTATCGCCCGTTTTGTCTTTTTGCTTAATCTCATCTCTCGCCTCCTTTATCAATTAAGTATTTATTATCTAAATGGTCCATACTGATGAGCCACTCAATAGCGTCAACCACATTATCAAGCAAATTTTCCTTGTTGAAAGAATTAGCACAGGTATAAGTCCTATCTCCTTCTTCGTCAAGATGAAAATCCGTACTATACATGAACTCTACGAAATTCCCAGATAGGCAATAAATCATTCCATCTATATCGTCTTGATAAGATCTAGGCATCATCCAGATCAACCGGGACAAGGACCACGCTGGATAACGGCTGGTCATATCCAGCAGTTCCGGTTTGTTCATCCATGACTCGATTATTTGTTCTTGAACATTCTCGCTTGACCAATCGTCGGTTTCCATTATGCGATGCAGGTAACAATCCGATGTCTCCGGCCTCACCCCAGCCGCTAATAGCCGGGATGATTGTTCTTTATTCGTGCAAATTTGATTTTCCATATCATTCCATTCTTAAAAAGGTTCGTCACCGGTCCTAAACTCACGGCATTGCGAGTACAAACGCCCTGTCTGGTACAGAGGATCATATCTAACCCCTATTTCCTTAGCAACCCAAAGCGGGATAGTTCCTAACACGAACCCAAAATCAATATGATATGCCAGTTTGCATTTTGCTTCTTCCTCTGATTCGGATTGGTTCTCATACTTGATACATTTATCACAATTACATTCGTGCCACGATTGCGCTTCCGTTCCGTTGGAAAACGGAATTACAGGCGTATCCTTTGCAAATGGATTTTCATTAAATGTTCCCATGATGTCCGTTATTTTAAATTAGAAATAACACTCATTCTCTTCCGGGGAATACTTAGTGTTTATATCATCAACCTTAACCACCCCCGTCTCAATTAAATCAAGTAGCAACCCGGCCCTCGACGCCGCTTCCGAATCAGCGGAATAGCTATGCGCAGTCGCCCCATAATCCAAATCAGAATATACTTCTACGTATGAAGCCATGTAATAATCCTGCTCCTTGCCATCTGGAAAAGATTGCATAAGAACCAAACCATATTCGACTATATCAGATGGAAGTACATGCGGAAGAAGTTGCCCCAGTTCCATTGCCGTGAAAGCTGAAACGAATTCAACCTCAACCCCTCTCTTTCTTCCAGCCAGTCTAGTGATATGTTGCTCGCCCACCGAAATGATATGCTGCCCGTCATCAATGGAATACCCGTTAGGTGTAGCCCAGTTATTCACGTAATGGAACAAGCTACGCTGTACTACCCCTAGTTTTTTCAACCTTATCGCTTGCTTGAATGAGCATATTTGATTTTCTATTTTCATGATTTGATTTTTATTCTTTTCTCAAATTTGTAAATACAATCTCTTTACCCGCTTGATAATACCCGGCAAAGATTCCCAGTATATCCCATAAGGATGATTTAAGGTCATCCCCTTCCTTAAAGTCCGTTTTCCAGCCCAGAGAAGGGAATTTTTTCGCATAATATCCATAAAAATCATTCAGATGCTTTGCACCCGTCGCAGTTAACGTTACTATCGCTTGATCGTTAAGTTCCATATTCCTTTGGCTATTAAATTATACGATGTAATTCAGAAAATGATTTCCAGCCTATTTCGGTAAACTGTGTAGAATAGACCTCACCACGAGGAAATATTGGCTGCCAATTTTCATCGCAAAAGAGCCGATAATGATATACCCCTGCCTTTTTACCTTCCTCGCTATATGGAGGCTCACACCATAACAACCGTTTGTTATTCCCAAAGAATTTATTGAGGATATGCTCCAGTTTCTTGTTATTCCTTCCTCCAGGAAAAGAGATAGACAAGTGATAACAGCGTTCGTAATCGGGATTTTTCCACCAACCACTTGAATGATAACCTATGTCTCGGGTAAAAACTATGATGCAATCATATCGTTCCACGAACCACCGGCATTCCTCAAAATAAGCGGTCATTGAACGGCCGTCAAACAAACCGGTCTTAGCGACACCCACTATCTTTTGGAAGATACCAGAATCAGGCGTATTTAATGATATTGTTTTCATATCACACCGGATTCTTGTCAATATACTTCCGATACTCCAGTTCTGTCTTAGCCAAGTTTATAAGGGTATTAACCCCTTGGAACACCTGTTTCGCTTGGCTCACTTTCGCCGGATCTTCTTTCACCGCCTTGATCTGCCCCAACACCGTTTCCCTCAATTCTTGAAGAACGGTAGGATTGACTGTCGAGACCTTATTTAGCCTCTCGTTCGCCAAAACCACAACAGTATTGGTAATCGGTCGGAATCGTGGCAATTTCATCACCAAGTCATATACGGGCCACACTATCGTTTTTCCATTATTGAGATATATTTCAATCTCGTCTCCGTCATCACCGGTTCCGTCGCAATAACCGATTATAACCACTTCCTCGTTCTTATACAGGAAAGGCTTGTTCACCATCTCCTTGAGTTTATCTATTCCGTCCATAATCATTAATTTTTCGATGCTTTATTAATTTGTCTATGTAAGGCTCCCTTGAGCTGTATGAGTTTCTTTACCTCTTCCGGATAACGAGCGTGGTATGAGTTCTCGTTCCTCATTTGTTCCGATCGGCTGATGATATACAAATTATCGATAGAACAATTCTGCCTATTTCCGTCCCGGAACTGAATATTACAGCCAGATGGAATCGGGCCGTTCCGCTCAACCCAGACAAGCCGATGTTTCAGTTCGAATACGTTAGGTTCAGCAGTCTTCACCTCGACGTATCCATCCTTCGTGATACGCTCATACCCTACCGGTTTATGGTTCGCCGGGATATGGCCTTTACCGAATCTAGTCGCTTTCGTCCTGTTAATTTGCTCCTGACTCATATACTCGGATTGCTTTCTACCCTTATTGGCCGGGATATGGCCTTTCTTGAACTGATGCCTTATCCCCTCGGTCCTTGTTGATCCTTTTACCAGCCTCCCGGATTCCGGGGACCGTAGGAACTCATCGCTTTTCTTTAGCCCCATGGCGAACGCCCTGTTATAGATCGTGTACTTGGAGCAACCGAATTTTTCCGCCAGTTTATCAGTCTGGGTTATCGGGTAGAGTGCCCGTAACTCTTCGTCATTTTCGTGATCCCACTTTATTCTTGACCTTTTTCTTTCCATTTTTCTTGTTTTTAGTCAATAACTCCACTTCGGAAAAGCGAATCCATTTATTACGTGAGAGATTGATTTCATTGCTTGTACGGTCGAAATCTTGCACCTTATATTCCACACCTTTGTACTTTACTGGGGACCCAATTTTGAGTTGGGTACGAAAAACGTTTATCTTCATATCGGCTTATATTTTCGGTCCGACAAAATAACGTTACCACATACGATCAGGATATCTCCCGTCGATACTTCAATGTTTTTCAAAATTTTCGTCATAATCATGTAGCATTTTTAATTTATAATATCTGATCTAAACCTCTAATTCCTCAAGTAGTAACTGGCCGCAGCCAAGAAGCCAGCATTGCGCCTTAAGGGATTTCTGCAAAAGCGCCATTTCAATAGCCACCTCCTTGAATTTTCCCTTATCATACCTAGCTTTCTGCCGAATGAAAGATTGTGTCCGGGTAATAAGGTCACCATCCCCAGACTTGGGGTCTCGGGTGATAATGTTCTTTGATTCAAGCATCTTATCTTCAATAGACTTACCTTCATCAATTATCGCCTTCTCGATTTCCAGTTTGCTCAAATCATCCATTCTTTTTCCCACTTCCGTATTGAACGGGAACACGTCCAATATTTGTGTCTCGATAACCTCGGCTATCGAATAATCGGCCATAGTACCTTTCATGCCTTCCTCCAACACTTCGATCGCCTCTTTTAGCGTGGAAGCCTGCGCCAACATGGTAGCGGCCGTCCTTTTCTCCGCCCCACTCTTCTCGTCCAACGTAATAAAATAAACCTTGATCTTATAGAACCGATCCCCATTCTCATTGAAGAACAGTTCGGACAAACGGGCACGTTTGATGTCTTTTACCGTGAATTCACCCGTAATGAACGGTTGTACCTCCTCAGTTATTCGTGCCTCGGCCTCGGTAAATGATAAGGCGTCCACCAAATAAGGTTCCGTGACCTTCTTTTGCATGCCATTCTCTAGCATCTTCTCGTAAGTTATCTTACATTCAAACCAATTATGCATATTTCTAATTTTTAATCCATTAAAATAAATTCGAGTAATATTCAAGCGCTATCTCTTGCGCTTCCCTATAAGTCGTCTCCCGGTATGGGGAGAGCAAAAACAGCGCCTCATCAAAACCTCCCGGACGCATCAAGAATGCGCTATCGATAAACAGGTATGGCATATCCGTGTACCTTATCCGAAAATCCGGTGTCCCAGCCCAACCGCCGCCGATGGAATAAATAAAGGCCTGTATCTCCTCGCTTTGCTCCGGATTGACCCGGATTTTTGAATTCCGTAGCAGGTCGGCCACATCGATATCCGGAATTTCCATCATACCGCCTGCTGTTGGTTAAACATATCCATCAACTCCATGTCCATATCGACAAGTTCCTTGAAAAAGTCGCACAACAACTCTTTTTGAGCCTCGGACTTGGCACGGAATTCAAGGACATCAAGAGGCATCGCCAAGCTATTCTTTGAGATCAGCAACCTAGATTTAGCGTCGTTGAACGCCTTGATCTTAATCTCGGGAGGATGAGAAACGATCCCTGCACGTTGTAGGAACTGATACACGGTAACGCAAGCGAAGCCCGGATTACCGGTGTTCTTGTACGAGTCAAAGTACCGGAGGCTCATTTCCCTCATCTTCTGGTCCCCGTACTCTTTTCCGGGAGGCGGTAGGGCTTGGGCTGTCTTCTCGATCTCAATTATCGTTTTATACCGTTTATCGCTCGTCTTATAGGCTTTCAGCCACTTGGTAATAGTACGAACGTTTATCCCCATGAACTCCCCGTATTCGTCCTTAGAACCGTTTTCAAGGCACACGGAAACCTCATTTACCGACAAGCCGACGTGATATTGTTTCAAATCCGAGGTCACTTTCGCCACCAATGCTCCTAAATCCTTCGGATTGGGAGTAGAGAATCCCGTCAGCATATACACGGAAGACAACATGGTTTTCACCTTCGTTACCAACGTCTCTAACGGTATATCCGATATCTTATCGCTTTTCAGCGCAATCGCTATTCTTTCATCCATTGCCATTCAAAATTTTCAGGGCAAGCTCTGCGGCCTCATCACCCGTTTGTTGTAAATTATCCACTTTTGAGGGAGGGGACGATTGTTGTTGCGAGAACAACGGCATATTCTTATTCGCCAAATACCTCCCTTTCACTTGAGATACGATCTCGTTGAAATTAGAGTTGATGTTAGCCACGTTGAAATGCTCGAACAGCCACCCATCGTTGATGGAACCAAGCAAGTATCTCAATGCGGTTAATATACCTTCGTCATCCGTCGTCAAATCCTTTTGTTTTCTCTGGAACTTTAGCTTATGCAACAAGGAGGTCATGTTTCCGGCGTCCTTGGGCGTCCAATAGTAATCTGACGAGAATATTGTCCGGTAATGTTCCTCGAAAATCTTACGGGCTTCCGAATTCAATTTGGATGGGGGTTTCTTCGGATTGCTAGCTGATTGACCCCTTGCGGCTAGGGCCTCTTCCCGTTTCTTCAAGTCGGCCTCTAGGTCCCTTAAGGCTTTTTCTCTCTCTAGTAATAATTTTTCCTGTTCGTTTTCCCCTTTGGGGGGTATGGGGGGAATATTATATATATTATTATTTATATTATTATATATATTATTCTCTTTATCGAATTCATTATTATGCGAGGGAGAAACCTCATCCCCAACCTTTAGAGAATTTCCAATGGTTTCTACAACCTTGGTAGAATTTCCAAAGGTTGACAAATTACTGGAAGAAACCTCATCCCTAACCTCACCCAAAACCTCATCCCTAACCTCGTCCCTAACCTTTGTAATATTTCCAAAGGTTAAGGAAAAGGTAGTCACTTTTGAGCCATTTTTCGATTTGAAATCTATCAGTCCCGTTTGTCTTAACCTATTTTTTGCAGCGGCCAATGTCTTATAAGAAACCCCGAGATCATTCTCGACCTTTCGGTTGATACAGGTGAACGTATCCGGCCACTTACGGAGGTTAGCGGATTCCAGTAGATAGAAATACAACGCTATTTCCGTAGGGGTGAATAGATAGAAGCTCTGTTGCATCCAAAAGTTCCTTATATAGTCAATATAGGTCATGCTTACAGCTTTATAGGATTAACCTTCATTGTTTCAAGATTCAAGAACATACCTTGATAGTCTATGCTCCCGGTGCTTAGGAGTTTCCATAACAACGCACTGCCCAGCTGGGCTAGGGTAGAGTTGATGAAAAGATCTTGCTTACGCAGCGCCTCCGCCAGAGAGCAACTAGGGCCGGAATCCCTCTCGTCAACTTTCGTCAGATCGAACAATTCCGTCACGGTTCTCATGTCAGATATATAATCAACCTCATCCGTAGATTCCGGTTGCTGGACATCACCGACAGTCCCTAAAACAACCTGTCCGGTATTTGTCGTATTACCGAAATCTAGCCAATATATCCTACAAAGATGGTCATAACCGGAACCTGCCATATCCAAGGCCTTATCTATACAGAGCCGGGAATTAACTGAATCCACGCAGCTTATAGTAATGTTTGCCGATGATGAGTTATATGAGTCGAATCGTTCCGGGACAATGCCCCAATCCGTACCGAAAAAACGGTTCAACCTAGTGGTCAATACCTCCGCCTTGTTATGGCCGAGGTCGCTAGGACTGAAAAGCTGCCTGCCTATATTGCTCTCGGTAACAATATCATCGTCATAAGCCACAACACGTAATCCGGGATGACCAAGCTCTTGCAACGCATGGTTGATGCGAGCCAACGAGGTCAACACCTGTGATCCGGTTCCACCTACACCGATTAAGTCTACGGTAACAGGATGGGAAGGATTAAGCAAATATCCGTCTGTCATATGTACTCTTTTCATTTTAGCAACCCTCCCACTTTCATTTTTTCCTTCACGAGTTCCTCCACAGGGAACGCCTCGCCAGTATTTACAAGTTTTTTATAAAGCAATGAGATATTAGAACGTACGGGGTTCATACCCAGCAAATGAGAAAATTCCGACTTCCAAAACATATCCTCCCAATATTCCATTATTCCGGAATAAGTACATTCTTGCGACCTCTTCACTTTAGCGTTACCTAAACAAATCTTCCCGTCCGTGTACACGTTAAGAAACGGAGCCCTGTAAAGTTGGGTCTTAGATGTCAACCTTTTGGCGACATAGGAGAACACATAGAGCTCCCCCTTCTCTACCTTATACACCAGACCGGGAACAAACACCTGTCCAGAAGGGATACCAAGGCTATCGGTAAAAAATATAGCCCTTTTCTCCGGTTTCCGGTACCACACATATTTTTCTCTCCCATGCCTACAATCCGCATATAACATATTGGCAGGAATCTCCCCATGTACGATTAAACGGTCGGTGGAAGAGAAAGACTTCGCTATTCCAGAAATACAGTCTTCCGTCAGAGGAACACCCGCTCCCATCTTTCCGGAATCGTCTATATCCCTTCTCTCTAGGTAATAGGAGCTTTCATCTTCGATAGGCTTGTATCTATATACTATTACAGCCAATTCCGGCTTAACACAGGCCGTAAGATTTTCAGTTATCTTATTCATAAGTTATCCAATTTGAAGATTAAGTCATTTATAAAGCGATAAAAGCGTATGGGATAGTCAGACGGCTGGAACAACTTATTGGTAAACGGCCAAATCTCAGCATAACAAGCCGGACTATAACAACCATATTCCTGTATCATAGAATTCAGATCCCCACTCATCGAATTTACCATATCGTCTGATGAGCCATAAACGATAGCGACAGTTCGCTTGAACTCCACCGGAAAAATATCATCCTCATAAATGTCATAGCAAATACATGATTCCAACTCCCGATAGTTATAATGGGTTATGCAATCCTGCTCCAACAACACCACACCACGCTTTATACAGTCCACTATCTCTTTTTCCTTCGAATTGATAGACTGTAAATCCAGACTATCGCATAAAGAAATTATCTCTACAGGGGAAGTATCCAAATTCTGTATCTCCTCAAACAACTCATGTATATCTCCCTCTTTATATCGTCTTGCCAACTCCATGAAGTCATCATCCCCGCAAGCGTAAGATTCCGGATCTTCCAGGACATAGTCCAATTCTTCGTTTTGTTCCGGAAAAGGTATCTCTTGGTATGAAGCCAAGAAGGAGACGAAGCGCTTGAATATATTAGCTACCGGCTCGCTCATCTTCTCAATACCGCAAACCGGGAACCAGATAAACTCATCCGGAAAGTCATATCGGCAATTATACAGCTCAAAACCTAGCGAACGATTTTGATAAACATCAATATTGATGTCTACCCCTTTAGGCAAGACTTCCTTAAACTCACAATACAGATTAGGTATATCGACATGAAAATCTCCTGTACATACCGTTCTCACTTTCCTTCCCATCAATGAGAAGTAGTTTTCCGCCGTATCAAATAAGTTCCTAAGACTCTCATCGAAATCTATCTTCGACTCTATACATGATAAATCCACCGATTCACCCGCTATCTCCAAAGGATATGGCTCAATGCGGACGTTCAAAATATCGGTTCCAAGAGCCCCGAGGACGGGGTGCGCCTTTTTTGGCGCTCTCCCGTTCCTGTTTCTATTTGAGACAGTTTTTTTTCTTGCATTAGAATGCTTCCCAGTGCCATATGAAATTCTTTTATGTCTCGTTTCTGCTTGCATTTCTTGCTCATCCTTTCGTTCCTACTACTGTTTTAAACTCATATACAGCCCGTGAGCCCTCGATTTTAGGGCCGATAACATTAGACGTTGTCAATTCCGGATAGGTATTGGAATAGAAGCCTAATACATCATCCGGTGAAAGGCTTGAACTGGGGTCTGCCAATTCAATATTCCCATGTTTAAAGACCCGTTGTATAGCTGTTACATTTAGTGCCATTATTCATCCTCCATTAATTCATGTTGTTTTCTTAAGTGATCTATCAATTCGATAACGTCCCCCTTGCTCAACTCAACACCATTAGCCGAATGTTCCTGTTGGTCGATAATCTCCACGTGGAGAACCGTATCATACTCATTGGCCGAGTTTACCTCTAAACGAAACCGGCTGTTCGTTTGGCTATCGGCTCTATATATTACCTCAGCCATTACTCGTCCTCCTCATCAGCTTCGGTATCATTCACGCTTTCGGGTTCGTCGCCAAGGAAGCTCTCCGGTATTTCCTCATCCATCTCAGCGCCGAACAAGGAACCCGCCCCTTGTCTAGCTTTCAGCTTATCGATCCTTGCCTTTAACGCCGGTTTATCAGTAGCGTACGGCATAGCCTCGTTCAAGCATGCGATTGCGCTTTTCAGCTTTTTGGATTTTTCCAGTTCCTCTGCATTCTTTACCAGTTGATCGTACTTCTTCTTGTTGGCATCCGCAATCTTGCTACTGCCTTGCGCCTTACCTACTGACTTCTCGAAATCCTTCATATTGACAAGCAATCCGGTTGCCTCTTGTATGGGATTCGATATGGCCGCCGAAAAGCCCTTATCCAACTCATCCGGAGTGCCGGATACGACCAAGGGAACCAATTTCTTAGCGGCCTCGTCCTTCAAATCCTTGACCCGTGGCAATACACTGACGATCATTTCATTTCCAACTCTCTTGATCGTTACTGTCAACTCTGTCCCTTCGGGGATTAATCCCGATATTTCCTTGAAAAAAAACATATCCATGATTTTATTTTTTGTTTGTGAATTCTTTGATAGCATCATACAATCCTTGTCGATCGTACCTCTCTTGTTCCGGGGCCTCAATCCTTATACCCCGCTTACGGGCGATAAGCCCGACATACCTCATTTTCCCCTCCCGGACAACACCCGGAGAAATGGAGAAACCTTTATACTCATTCAACCGCCCCATGTCATTCAAGCATTAGGGGCATGATCAAACAAGTTAGATCCTCACCGTCCTCATTGGCCTCCGGCTTTATCAGCACGGCTCTTGATGGATCGGAGACAAGCATCTGGCACCGGTCGCCAGGTATGATAGAAAGAATCTCAAGCAAAAGGATATGGTTCAAGCCTATCTCATAGTCTACGCCATCATATTCGCATTGTACTTTTTCCTCCGCATCCGTTGACAAGTCATAATCCCTACCGGATAACGTCAGCATATTGTTCTTCATCGAGAATCTTATCAAGCGAGACGATTGGTTACAGAACACGGCCACCCGTGATATTGCGCTCATAAGCATATTCGTCTCAATGGTGACAATCTTATCATTATCCCCGGGAATAACAGACCGGTAATTGGGGTATCGGCCCTCTAGCAATTGCCCTACTACTTGATAGTTCTTAAAAGAGAAATCAACGTTATTTCCGCTAGGCAGGATTACGATCTCATCATCCGTATTGGGAACGATCGCTTTCAAAATCAATGATATCTTCTTTGGCAAAGCGAACGATATACGTGGTACGCTCGGCATCTTCTGTTGTAACAGGGAAAGACGATGTCCGTCGCTACCGACATAGTTCATATTCCCGTCACAAACCTCAACATAAACCGCATTCATGATAGGTCGAAGCTCATCGTCATCGCTTGAGCAAAATTGCGTCTTTAGCAGGCCGTTCAAGAACTGTTTGCAGGTCGTTCTTATCTCACCCAGAGGATCGTTATCTTTCATCGCCGGAAACGTCTTTGTTTCCTGTCCCATTAACTGGAATTTCCCCCCCTCATATCTGACACATACATTCAATCCCTGTATATTCATTTCCAGAGGTTGCTCCGGAAGCATTTTCAAGGAATTAAGCAGCATCTTTGCGTCTATGCAAATAGAGGTCTCCACCATGTCCCCCGAATACTCCAAAGAGGTCCTTATCTGTCCATCCGCAGAAGCCGCCGTTATAAACATCGTCCCGCCCTTTATATTGAACAGGAAACAAGACATGATGGGTAGAGTTGGCTTAGAGGAAATTATCCTGCTAGCGGCCTGTAAACGGCTTAGAAATTCACCTTTTTTTATCGTAATTCTCATAACACAAATCATTTATGATTAATATGGAACCAAGCCTACATCAATAGACTGGCCCTTGTTGGCGGCATAGACCTGTTTTCCGGTCAATTCCGTTATCTCCCGGACGAACCGTCTCTCATCCGAATTCCCGTCACTCAGATGTATCAGTACAATATTACTGGTATCCGAGAGGTCATTGCTCCGTAATATACCCTTTGTCGTCTCCAGCTCCATGTGAGAGTTTAATAGGCGTGGACGCATGGAGGATGGGGCGTTTCCACCGGCTATGTTCCTATCAAGGATATCATCGGCGTAATTGGCCTCGATCAACCATGTTGTCACGTGATCAAAAGTATATTCGCAAAAGAAGGTATCCGTCAAGAACACTATACGGCCAGCGTCCGGATGATCGATCTGATATCCGAACGACGGGACATCGTGCTTTAACTCGAAAGGTATGATTTTGAAATTACCGATCTTATACCCTTCATTCGCTTGGACGATCCTAGCCCACGGCGGCATTACCGTACTCCCCTTATGATTATATACGGCTTCCGGAGATAGCACGGGAAAACCGAAACCAAGAAATTCCATGTAGTGGCCGGCATGGTCATTATGCTCATGACTAACCACCCCCCCAACGATCTTACCTATATCGTAATTCATGGCCTTCTTGACCTCTTGGAACGGAACTCCCGCCTCGATAATAAGAGCCTCTTTCTTGTTCTCAAGGATATAGCAATTACCAAGGCTGTTGCTTCCTAGCACTATCAATCTCATGGCTCAATCTTTATTATGGGTAATGGAAGAAATCTCATTTCCGGCACAATACGGGCCCTAAAGCCGTTCAGTAGTTCTCTGGTGCGCTCTACTATTTGATTCTCATAATAAGAGTCAGCAAGAGCACCATCGTCAGATCGTCTTTCGATCATCAACATAAGTCGCAACATGCTAGGGGCAATACGGATAAGCTCGGCATGTTCCCTTGAAGTTACGCTCTCACAGACCAGTACACCGTCATAAGCAAACAGATCAACAATATCCTCCATGCGATTGACATCTTGCGTTACCGCTCCAACGATAGAGCTAAACCTATTACCGGTCGATACATTCCAGTTTTCCAAATGCACTTTCATAAGCCGAACATTTTAGCATATCGTTCATAGTTTCTTTTCTCTATCATATCATCCTCGCCATAACGCTTTGAGCGCTCGCAAAATTCACGATAGCATTTCGGACAATACCATTTATTCAGAACGGCTATATAATAGCCATTTTCGGCATGGGTATTACAATAGTCACATATACCAACCCCACCTGTTTGGGCGGACAGTTCCGCTGCGGAAACCTCAATCACCAAGAAGCCCTTTTGATTATCTACTTTCTTTGCCATAATTAGATTAATAAGGAGGTTCGTTACTTGGTGATGCGGTCACCTTGTTCTCGGTGACAGACTGGGTATTCTTACTGGAAGCCTCTGTGTGCCCTACCTCCTCAAAACTGGCATCCTCGATATTCTTGACGGCTTTCTTATTGGCGTTTGCCGCAATGTTGGCATTGCGTTGACCAGCCACGTTATCCATGGTCTCAATATCCTGTTCGTCGTAAAGGTCGGCATCATCGGAAATACCGATCAGCATCTTACAGGCCCGGCCCAAGACTGACTTTTTCGCCATCTCGTCCCCGAAATTCTTATGTGCCGGTGAACCGCCTTTCATCGAACCTTGCATCCAAGCCTTACGGATTTGCCCCATGTTCATTATCTCAACGATGGTGCGACCGTCTTCCGTTGTAAGGATGGCATACGCTCCTTTCACCTTATCGGCGTCTAGGTTCTCCAAATCCTGCGTATGCTCAACGATCTTTTTCAACCCGGTTTCCGGATCGATAGAATATACAAATTTGTCACCTTCATAGATGCAATTGGCGACAGCGGTCTTGACACCGCCGACACGCTTGGCGACAGCCAGCGTACCGAGATAGCTGCGTTGAAGTTGCAATTCTTTTCCGTAAGGAATAAAGTAGCATTGATTCTTTACGGGTGAAAGCCCTTGTACGACCATACTCAACAAAGAGTTGGCGATACTTTCCCGTGTACAGCTCACCAAGACCGGTTGATTGTTCTTATCAACCGCATCCTGTAAAATCAGCCATGCGGATTTCAAAGCGTTGGGAGCCGAATAATTAGCCGGGAGTTTTAGTTCCCCGTTCTCCTCGAATGTGTTAATTTTTGCGAGAACACTATCCACAACATCTTTTTGAACCGCCAATGCCTCTTGAGGTTGTTGTTGGTTCACAGCTTGTTGCTGTGATTTCGTTTGATTTGTTGGCCCAAATACTGAGCCCTGTGCTTGTGTTGTCATAATTAATGTAGCATTAAAAATTAATATATTATTGAATAGTCAACCGTCTTCCTTTCTCTACTACCAGATTGATCAATTGTGAGTGACAAGGGATGAGATCGCAAACGCTCTCCCTGTTATCGATGAAGATTGGCGCTGTCACCCCTTTTGCCAAGCTAATGGCGTTTATTATATCAATCCCAGCGTTAATCTTTGCGGCCGTATTCAGATCGCTATACGGAACACCGTTCACCATACATTCACACGTATCATACTCGGTACCATCTACCTGTTTACCGAACATCTTGAATCTCACATAAGAGAATGCACCGTTGATTCTTTCCTCAACCAACGCAACCTTGGCTTTCATGAAATTCAATATTGCCTGCTCAAGCCTTTCGAACTCCGCTATTCGCTCCTGAGTTTGCCGCAATATCCGCTCCAGTTCCTCGTTACGGTTAATGGTACGCTTTATTTGGTCCTCCTTCGCCAACTCCCGGTTCAATCGGTCTATTTCCGCTTGGATAGTCAGCTTACTTTCTTTCAAGCCGGTCATATCGGGCAAGTCACGCTCCTTGTCAAGCTCCTTCCGCAAATCCTCGATCTGTCCGGAAACAAGGACATAGTCCTCGCTCTTTTTCAGTTCCTCTTCAATATCCAGCTTTTGCGGTTCATTCCTCACCTCATTCTCAATATCAGCTTTAAGATCCGCAATCTTACTCAGTAGTTCATCAATCTTGCCGTTAAACTCATTAACCGTTTCCTCTTTTTTCGCAATCTGTCCGGCGATATTCTTGCCCAAGGACTTATTAGCATCCATTTGCTCGGACTTCGATTTATTGAACTCGTTGGTAAGTAATGATAATTGCTGACTATACAGGTCCCCATCAAACGGACGCTTACAGGTAGGACAAACCATCGCTCTCTCATCAAGATTGAAGGTCATGGCGTTAATCTCGTAATAATGCGTAAGTAGCTCACTCCTTCGATCCCGAAGGCGTTGAAGGTCTTTAAGGTGGAACTCAAGATCACTCCGTAAGGAAGACAAGTTTCCCTCCGCACGGGATAACTCGCTCTTTTTACCTTGCAGGGCAAAATACCATTTTTCATAGTCGGCGTTAGCTTTCTTTTTAATTTCCCGTATAATGTCCGACAATTGATTGGATTTCGAATCAATCTCTTTGCGCAACTTATTTTTTTCATCGGATATAGCTTTCCCTATTTCTGACTTATCGGCAATTTGATCGTCAATGGCGCTAATTTCCGCTTTCTTATCCTCAATCTGCTTGCGAATGGACACCCAATCTTGTGCCTCCGGCATATTGCGGTTGTTCTCCTCGATCCTTCCGGGAATATCGGATATCTCCTTTTTGGACATATTCTTTTGAGATACGACCTGTGTTTTCAAATCCTCCAAGGATTTACGGGAATTAAAAGCCTCAATTAAAGGATCGTAATCATGCTTGTTCTTAATCGTAATCAACGAATTCAAAACATCCTCATTCGTTATGTCACCAACTATGTCGAACAGCATTGCTCTTTGTTCCTGCATTTTCAACGAAGGAAAGTAAGCGGGATTGGTAATCTGCCGGAAAAGCTGTTCCGGGCAAATATCAGACACACGACGATCATACTCACGTTTGCCTAGCGGAACATCATCAACATAATAATCTACGCTGTGCCCTTCCATTACGGCCTCGACAGCGCCACGTTTTTTAACCCAATTCTCCTTGTAACAGCGGCGGAAGGTCGTATGTGTTCCATCGACATCTAGCGTAACGACTACCTCATGTTCCAGCTTTGGAATCACATGGTTCTCCGAGTCTAACGTTTTGATATTAAAATCGGAACGTCCCAAACTGTCCTTTCCGAACATCGTCCAGATAAAGGCGTCCATGATGGTTGTCTTTCCTGTCTCATTACCACCGATGATGTACGTGACATTCGGGTCAAAATCAACCTCAAGGTAACGTTGACCCTTGAAGTTGGTAATTCTCATTTTTACTAATCTAATCGTTGTCATAATATTGTAGCATTAATGTTGCTCTTTTATTTTTAAAATTGAATTTCTAATTGTTTCTTGTTCTCCAAATGCTTTTTTATCAAGAATTTACTAATGAAATCATTCGCACATTCTTCCGATTCTTTATCATCCATCCCGTTCTCATCACAATATTCCAAAATGGCCGCTCTTATCTCATTTTTCGTAAAGGAGTTAACAGGAAGATCTGCGCATTCGCATTGTCCCACATGCCACGATCCATCACATGGTAATTCATCAATTGTGTACCCTTGATCTTTAAAATCACGAATATCTTTCTGCCATTCCCTATCTTCATAGCAAAGAGGAACTATACAAGCTGCGATAACTGAGCCGCATTTACATTTTACTATCTGTGCTGTTCTCATATTTTTTAGTTTTACTTAAATTTTACGCATTAACAGGACATCACAATAAGCGTCTGCATCTATTTTTTTTGCCCATATTGTTTTGATTGCAAATCCAGCTTCTAAAATTTCAAGAAGTTCTATATCTGATAAAAAAGAACACCTTATCTCAACGTATTCGCCAGGCATCGTTAAGCCGGAAATTTCTTTCTGTTTCCAATATCTAACCCACGTATGTGCGCTCTTATTGAGAATATTGAAAATGATTTGTTCTACATTCATATTCATTATTTTTTAATTTATAGCTACCCTAGTTAATACCTAGGGTAACCTAATTATTTACTTGCTTCGAGATGCTTCCAGAACTGGAAGGTTTGTTTCAGTAGGAATATAAATAACCGTCTTATCATTCAGGTTATTTTGCTGACGAACCCATAAATACTGAATGTACGCTGGCGTGATACTCCCGTTCTCAATCTTGATGGCTTCCGCAGCCCCTTTGGCACGTTCCACTTCAGCTTGAGCATTCAGTTTTTCTGCTTCGAGATTGGCTTTTGCTTCTTCAATCTTGATACGTCGATTTTGCTCTGCTTTGGCGAATTCCGCCTTCCCTGACATTTCTTGTTGCCAAACGTTGTATCTAGGACACCCATACATGCCACCAAAAACTACGATCATAATCGCCCAAACTATCACGGTTCCAATAAATGAGCCAATTGCTTTATCACTCATGTTAATAATACGGTTAACCTATACACCATAAGGTTCAATTATTATTAGTTATGAACATTGTAAATAAATCGAACCTCCATCAGTACTGACACAATTAACAGAGAATTGCGTCCACGAATATTCCCAACATTTTGTTGCTGGTGGGACTTGTACGGCGATATCAAGATTGCCCCCATGTTCATCCCTTAATTCTTCAAGTTGTGCTATAAGTTCATCTAAGCTCATATTCTTTCTATATCTGAGTTCCATTAAAAATATCGTGCTTCTCCGCATACTCGGCGTTGTACAAAGCGATCATTTCAGCCTTGGAATACATTACCGGCGAATTCTCTGATTTCCCCCTGCGACGGGGGTTGAGCTTCTTTTCTTCCACCATCCGCTTTACCCAAGCCTCACCATGCGTAAAAGGCTCGCCATAGGCTTTGTCCCGTTCATGGAAAAACTTGTACGCTTCCCTTTGGGTCAGCAAATCATGTTTAGGATGATCATACTTACGCTGTACAGCCGCCCCCAGCTCAGCCATGTTCATCATCATGTTCTTTATCAAATACGCTTTATCAGTCATA